GAAGACTGGCTGAAATGTCTGCCAAAGCGTCTGTGTTGTAAGCTAACGTTCCAAAGTTTACACTTGTTAAGAATGTTCCGTATAAAATCCACTTTTCCACAACAACTCCTGTTGGGTCCAAAAGTTCAAGGTCGATATCTCTCTTGTATCCCGCAGCATAACCCATACGACCTGTCACAGATTCAGCGTGTAGACGAACCCACTCCATAAGTGCTTGAGCCGCAGAAGGCCCAATTGGGTCTCTGAATTTAACAGGGATTTCGTCCCAAGTGAATCTACCAGCTACATATGTAGAAGTATTTAAGAATTGAATTTCTGTAGATGCGATTTTGATTGATGGTCTTGAAGTTGATTCAACGAACCACTCATTTATACCCAAGCTCGAAGGAAATCTTAGAATGAATCGATTCTGGCGTTTCGGTTCGTAGGGTATCGGCATTTTCATTAATAAATCAGCCATGTTATATTAGTTTTGTTTTTTTCTTGTTTATATGTTATAAATATAGTCTTGTGGAAAAATATATTACTTTACTTTTTTTTCTAAAAGAATATTCTTTATTTAACTTCCTTTTTAAATCCTCCAGCTGTAGAATAAGTCTTAACTAGATTATCTGGTTTATCTTTAAAGTGTTTACTCATTACTTCTACGTTTTTAGGGTCATCGTCTGAAAATCCTATAACTGGTTTAGCTGGAACAAATTTATTACCTATATCTTTTTTAAGAAATGCTTTCTTATTTAATACAGCAGCCATTCCTTTAATATAACTTACAAAATCATCCATCGCCATAACCTTTAATTCTTCAGGACTAGCCGCACCCCCTTCGTCTCCAAAAGAAACGGGGTGGTATTTGTTGAGTTCTAAATAAGACTTGATTAAATCATCATCACTCATTTCTTCCTCATCGACGAACGACCTATATTTTCTAAGGTTCTTCAGAAGACTCTCCTTACTTATACCATTGAAATCATTTATAATGTAATTGTAGACAGCTTCTTTCAGTGTGTTGGGGTTGTGTCCTCTTGCTGTGATGATTGCAAATATTGAACCATTGTTGATTGATTCTCTGAAATCGTCGAACGCTGGTCCAAGTTTAGCTTTCATTGCATCAACTAAAAATTGTTTGTCTCCTTCAGTTCTAAAGTTTCTAAACGCATTGTCAGCAAATCCTACAATAGTCTTACCTTTATATTCTAATGGACCCTTACCTATTTCACTTCTATATTCTGCAAAGTCTTCTGTGCTCATTCCTATTTCATCTCCGTCATCTGTCTTTAGAACGATTTTGGTTGGCATATGAACAATATTATCGTCCCAATCGAACGCATAATATTTCATATCTGGACTATTTGGTTCTTTGAAACCTTCTTTAATAACTCTTAACATATTATATAAATATCCTTTTTTAATAAAGGGCAAATAACTCAAACATTCTTCTTCCGTTTTCGAACTTTCCTTTGATTCTTTTGTCATCAGGAACATTGTTTTTTACCCCAATGTTCACACAAGATTCACAAGTTTTCTCATCACTCAGGTTAACTGCAAATGTCAACCTTTTGACAGGTTCTTTGGTTTCATCTAAACTAAAAGTCAATTCTCGTTTATCCATGTCAATATTCACAGAATCAAAATCAACTTTGAGACCGACTGTTTTACTTCTTATATTATCCAAAAACTCCTGTAAATCTTTACCTGTTATCTTTTCTTTCTTTTTTGTCGTAGTGTTAATTTTTGGTTCAGGTTGAGTGACAGGTTTTTCAGTTTTTTGTTTCACAACGGAGTTATTTTTTGAAGTCGATGGTGTTGTCGTTGAGGACCCTCCACCTGAACATTCGTTATAATAGTCTTGTAAAGATAGAGGTCTGAATTTCCAAGAATTATCATAAGAACCCTGTGATTTATTATTAATTGCCGTTGAAACATATTGTTTATCTAAAACATTCAAATAATGGTTGTAGACTTGGTCCCAACTCCCTTGGAAATTTTTAATCTCACTTATAGCATTTAAGTTTTCAACACTACCTTTTTTTGACACTTTAATTCTATAACTTTGAGCTTCAGAATCATCTTTGAATTTACCCAAGTTCATCGCTTGACTTAATCCTGATAACCATTTCAGAGTTCCATCAGACGCATCTGTGCTATTGAACATCCAAGACCAAATCTGCATTTTTAGTTTTTCGGGAAAAGAGTTGAACACATCTAATCCAATGGTTGATTCGATGTTCTTACTTATCATATCATCATAGTCTTTGAATTTTGTTTCAAAGTAATTATCCCCCATTGACTTACCCAAAGTAGAACCAGAGGTTTCTTCAAATCTTTCAATCGCTCTATAACCACAATGATTTAATAAAGAACCATCATACTTTTTCATGTATTTTTGTTCTGTCACCAATCCATACATTCTACGGATTTCATCGATTTCTGATTCACTGATAATCAATTTTTTTCTCATAACATATAAATACCTTTATTAAACAAAAATCCCCCATTTGTGGTGGGGGATTTCGAAATACTATTGATAGTATTAAATATTCTCAAACGAAGCTCCTGTTGGAGTGATGAAGAATTCAATGTCGATGAATTCTAACGCCTTCGTAGGTTTTAAGTAAATCTTACCTGTAAGTGTATTCCTATCCAAATCTTCAGGTGAAGAAGAAACTGTTACACGGAAATCGTATAAACCTCTGTCTCTTCTGATTGAATCTAAGATTGGGTTAACACTGTCTAAGAATTGTTGTCTAACGATTTGGTCGTTTTGTTCAAACAATAATCTTACAGCCACTGCTGAAATCAACTTACGAGCTTGTAGTAACAATCTTCTAACGTTCAATCTGTTAAGAGCGGTATCAGCAACTTGTAAAGTTTTGTTACCCCAAATTACAGTTCCTACATCAGAGAAAGTTGCGATTGGGTTGATTCTACCTTGATATAAAGTATCTCTATCTTCTTGAGTTAGTTTAACTCTCGCTTTAACTGAATTAACAAGACCTCTTGTGTAACCCGCTGATGCGAACCAAGGGAATGCAATGTTATCAGTCAATGCTAAGTTTCTACAAACTTCACCAGTTGCTGGTAAGTAGATTTGAGTATTGTTAACCGTATCTCTTGTTAATATCCAAGGATAGTAAGTAGCTGTGTAGTTTGAATCAATTCCTGTGTTATCAAGAGCGTCAACAGCTTCTTGTGGATAAACAATCAATTGAGGGTCTGTAGCATCTGGTGAGAACATATCGTAGTCAGGAGTCGTTGTGATATACACAGAATCCGCTCTTTGGAATTGAATCATATCGATAGCAGCTTCAACTAAGTTTGAGTTATCTACATAGTTGATTGATGCGGTTGCAAACACGTTAATGTTTGTAGATTCAGGGTTAGCATATGTTAAGATACCAAGTAAGTAAGCGTAGTAGTCAGTGTTAGCAAAATCACTTCTGTTATTCTGAACAACGATTCTCTTGAATAAACCATCACCTGTTGCTGTTGGGTATCTTTGGTCAGGCGCGAAACCTGCTAAGAAACCTGAAGCACCTAATTGGAATCTATCTTCATTAGTTCTAAATTCTCTATAGATATCCCATCCGTCAAATCCACCAGCAAAACAACAAGTGTATTTTCTAGCATAGATGAAATAGTAAGGATTTTCTTGAGATTCTGGGTCATTTCTAAATTCAGCGACTCCACACTCATAAGCCGTTTGACCACTTGTATCATAAACGTTTCCTATAGTTACAACAGTTGCACCTGAGTCCATGTGAAAACCTTTAGAAAGATAGTTCCAAGGAATAGAATCAGTTGCTTGTGCCCAATTGGTTGTTGGATTTTGTTGACCTTTATATTGTAAGAAAGAATCATCGATACCAAACTGAGTTGAGAAACCTAAATATGTTCTCCTAACAACATCACCAGGAGACTCTACTGTGTTTGAACCACCAGAGTTAGTTCCGAATGGAGGGTTATAAATAACTTCACCTGGAAAGTAATATTTTGTTTTGTATACAATCATAGGAGAAGGATTCGACATTGAATCATATTCTCTCTGTGTATATCCATTGAAACCACAAGGTAAAGCATCTATAGGAGCTCCGTCTGCCATTTCAACCATAATGTATTTCGACACTAAAGCATACTCGCCATTTGAAGTCCCGATTCTAACACCAATAAAGTTGTTAGTTGCTGGGTCTAATGTGCAATTTGTGTATTTTTCAATAACTACAGGATTTTGGTCTGTATCAAAGAAATCTCTAACTAAAACATCAAATGTCATATTGTTAAAAGAAATGTTTGCAATTGAAACTTTCACTTCTGTATTAGCAGCGTCTCCGTCAGAGATTGAAATTAATCTAAATAAATTATAAACTCTGTTACCTCTTAATTCCGAAACAAAGTAAGGAGTTTTTGGTGACTGATATTGTTGTAATTTCCAAGCGATAGTTGTTGTAGAAGTTGTGTCTCTAGCCTCAGGTAAAGCAACCAACTCACAATTTAAACCTCTGATATAACTTTGGTTAAATGCGTAATTCAACGAACCAGGATAAATCTCTTCAACAAACAAAGGAACTTCATTTCTTGATTTACCAAAGTTATCCACACCCAATACTTTTGTTATATACTTAGATGAAGACGCTAATAAAGAAGTCTCGAAAGAGAAAACATCAGAATCTTTAGTAACACCAGAAAGTAAGAAAGTTCCGAAAGGATTCTTAGTAACACCTGAATATTGTTCGTCACAAACTAATTGAACATCAGTTAATCCTGTAACTTCATAAACAGGTCCGTGATTAGGACTTGCAGCACTATTAGTGTAAAGAGAAATACCTCTTGAACGTAATGTTGCAACAACCATATTATTATATTCTTCGAACGCTGTTCCTGAGAACGTGTAAGAGTTACCTGATACTGTTCCACTAAAAACAGTTCCACCTAATGAAACCAAATTTGTTACAACATAATCAAATGAATATCCTGAATAGTTATTACCACTTGGAATATCGAAAGTTGCATAAAACCATGGGTCGTTATCTGCTGCTGACAAATCATTATATAATAAATTTGTCGAATCAGAACCGAACGCATTTATAATTGTATTACGTGTTAACGTTAAGTTATTATAATCATCTTCAGGAATTGAACCATAAATTACTGCAGTTGTAGCTGAAGTTGATGGTGTATCAATTATGTTACCTAAATATGTGTTGAAACCTTCAGCATATGTTGATGTTGAACCATTTGATAATCTAAATTGAACATCTAAATTTTGTGAAACTGGTGTTGGTAGAGAACCACTAACAAAAGTTATGGTATTTGCTGATGATGAACCTGTGAAACCCGCAGTCCAAGGTGCTGTTGCAACCGCTGAATTAAGACCAATTGTCGTTGGGTCAGGATTTGCTGTTACTCTTATACTCCATGATGGACCAGCATCATATCCAGATAAACCAAGAATTCTTGTGAAGAACATTTGGTTTGACTGTTGAAGATAAGATTTGGCAATATACGCCGCTTCATATTTAGGGATTTGTGTATTCACAAACTTTTCGGGAATTGTTCCACCGAAATAAGCTTGGAATTCATCATAGTTCGTGATAAAGATAGGTTCAAATGCAGGACCTTTGATGGATTCTCCAACAAGACCTAATGTCGTTACACCGACACTTTGAGCCACGAAAGATAAGTCTGTTTCTGAGGTATAAACACCGGGAGAAACGTATACTTTTTGATTTGCTTGTGCTGTTGCCATTATTAAATTGTTCTAATGCAGATTTATTTTAATGATAAATATTAGTATTTGAATGAAAAAACTTGACTTTCTGATATCTATTTATAAACGGTGAGAATAAATTCTACCTTTTTTCTACCATGAAAACAAAGAAAGAAATCAAAAACATAAAAATATCCCCTGAATCACATGATATCCTTAAAAAATACTGTGATAAGAGAGGAATTAAAATTTATAAATTTTTAGAGAATTTAATTATTGAGAAGTGTAAAGAGAAAAAAGATATATACGGAGAGAATTAAACTAACTTGTTTTCAAACAAAATATTACCATTCAAAGTATCATCATTTTTAACAACTTCGATTCTAAGAACATCGTCCAAAGTAACTTGTATAAAGTTCAAATCTGTTCCATAATAATCCCCATTAATAAACACATCAAACGTATTGATGTTATTCGAAGAAATGAATGTCATGTCAACAGTAAAATCAACAATACCACTTAAAATAGTATTACCTGAAACAAATAAAAAATTCTGACCAAACTCATCTGGGTTTTCAGGATATATTTTTCTTTTTTTCTTTTTGTTGTCAGACTGAACTTCGAATACTTGGGACACTCTAGCAATCGCAGGTTTAACCTCAAACTCTTCTTCGTCAATCAAATAACCTAACATAGTAAAATCATAACTCTGAACATAATATTTTCTGGCGTCTAAGTTCATTTGGGATTCATCAGAAACATTATTTAATATAATTGGAACATATTGACCTTTGATGAAGGTATAGGCTTGTCTTGAAGAAAATTTCTGCATAACAATCTTGTTGAGTTGATTCAACTCTCTCATCCTATTACAGATAAACTTCAAACTATAATTAATATCAACAGGAACAGGTTGAGGTATTGTATATATGTCCATACCTTGTTCGTTTCCGTTCCAAGTTGGAACCGATGCATAATAAAATTGTTTTCTATTTGGTATAGTGTATTGTAATGCGGGATTTGTTCCAAACTTAACCTCAGGACTTCTAACAACGGTAATGAATGGAGGTGATGGATTATAATCCAAATCAACGAACAAAGCTGTCTCAACATATTGAGCCCAGTTTTGAGTTGTAATTATTGTGTCAACCATTGGAACAACTTTTCCTGCGGTTACAACTTCCAACTCACCTTTAACAAAATCAAGCATCCCTCTATCCAAATCGGCATGTAATACTGACTTAGGTAAAAAGGTTCCGTCTTTATTGATAAACTCCAATAACTGTTCTCTCCTAGCAGACAATGTCTTCTTAGGGACTAACGGTAATGTAGGTTTGACTTGTTTTGGTAATGGCATATTAAAAATATTTATTCGATTACAAATATTTTATTTTTTGAGTTTATCATAACAACTTCATTTGCGTTGTATACTGGCTCTTTTGTTTTTCTGAAAACAAAACTATCATATAAATACGGATTATATGTTATTATCTCACCCACAGGTTCTTCAGGCATTTCCTCACAAGGATATTCACAAAAATCTTCTAAGATACCAATAACGAATGCATGAACATTCTTTGATTTTTCTTTCCTTACCTTTTCTTTACCCCCAACCCTAACTCTGAACTCAACATCTTTCAATTTCAAATAATCGGCGTGAAAAACAACAATACCATTTTTCTGAACCGAAAAGGTGTGTTTATGTAAGTTATAATAAACCATAACCCTTTCACCGATTAAACTATTCGATAAAGATTTTTTTTGAGCCTCGGTTATTAGAATTATCATATACCTCTAAATTCGTTTTCACTAACGAATGTTGCTGTTATCGTTCTGTAGAACGGCTTATACCCACCATACGTATGTTTATTATCAGACCGAACAAATCCATCATCACTAACAACATAATATCTCACCCTATCTTCAGTTTCATAATATCCGAAATAATCACCTTGGAATATTTCAACACCTAAATCTTCAAGAGTCTTTTGATAGATTGAAAACTTCATATTACCAGGTTCTTGTAATTCAAGTTTAGAATTACCATAGTTTTTATTAGTTGGTGCCATTACTTGAACATATCCCTTAAGTTCAATAGGAGCCAAGAACTGAATACCATCTTCTAAGACCTCACCATAAACATCATCAGTTTTTGTTTTATATCTATCAATACGATATAATATAACGGTAAAGTTCATATCACCAATCAACCACTCTTCACCCATACCAATATCTAAAGCATAGTCTTCACGACCAAAGAATTTACCTAATCTTGTTATTGGGACTAAATTTTCCATATTGATAAATACTCATTATATGACTATATTTAAACCTAATATGAAAATTACACCACCAAGCAAAATATATTTGAAAAATAGTCCCTTACATAATTTAGGGGTTTTTTCATCTCAACCCATCAAGGAATATGACATCATAGACGTATGTCCTTTCATTTCGTTTCCTCAAAGACCTGAGGAACCAATACCTGTTTTTTCGAACTATGCGTTTTGTTATCCTCGTTCTGAAAATTGGAGAGAACATGCATTAGTTTTAGGTTATGGGTCTTACTATAATCATTCTAAAACACCAAACGTTGATTGGTATACAGATGAAGAAAATCGAACGTTTATATTCTTTGCGATGAGAGATATAAATCGAGAAGAAGAATTATTAATAAATTACGATAACGGAATTGTTTTCGAATGATTATAAATCCACCATATAAAATTTATGTAAACAAAAGCCCAATACATGGGTTAGGAGTTTTTGCCAAAGAGAAAATACGAAAGGACGAGGTTTTTGAAATTTGTCCGATTATTGATATGGGTATGAATTTTGGTGAGTCAAGTCACATCTTAATTGATTATAGATTCAACTGGCCTCAAGGTGTTCAAGAATGGACAAAACAAGTTGTTGCTACAGGATTTGCAATGTTATATAACCATAGTAATAATGCAAACGCAAATTGGAGGTCAAACTTTGAAACAAACTCTTTTGAGTTTTATGCAACAAAAGACATTAACCCTGATGATGAAATATTCGTTTGGTATGGTGATATGAGTTATTGGAATGATGGAAGAACGAACACTAATATTATTTAACAAAAATGGAAATTAGTTTAGAATCTAAAGCATTAACATTATTAGAATCCTACGAAGGAGGCAATAACTACTTACTTGAACTGAAAAGAAAATCTCAAGTAAACCGAAAGTTTTATCCTACAAGGAGTCAATCAGAATATATTATCAATAACCATGACAAACAACCGAAGGTTGCAAAGAAATGGATAATACTTGACGCATACTTCGCACAAAAATTAGCTGACGATAAACTATACACAGAAATTCCACAAAAGGTTTGGGTTGAAAAACTATTAGCAGAAAAAGATAAAGCGTATCACATTTGGGGAAGGGTATTCGAAACAGAAGAACTTCATGATTTTTGGTTACCAAAGGCGTCAATAATTAAAGACAATACAGTTAAAGATGTTGTTATTGATTACGAAAAATATTCTCATCGACCTCCTCTATCTCACCAAAAAGAAGCAATACAAAAGTTGGTTGAGAACAAAAGATACATCTTGGCAGATGATATGGGTCTTGGAAAAACAACTTCAACAATCATCGGAGCTCTCGAAACAGGTTCAAAAAAGATTTTAATCATTTGTCCAGCAACACTCAAAATAAATTGGAAAAGAGAGATTGAAAATTATTCAGACAGAAGTGTTTATATCGCAGAAGGGAAAAACTTTTCAACAGAACACGACTTTGTAATCATAAACTACGATATAATAAAAAATTTCCATGACCCTAAAAAGAAAGATGATTCGGAAATTCTTAGAGCCAATTTTGATTTGGTTGTTGTTGATGAAGCACACTATATCAAAAACGCTCAAGCACAAAGAACAAAATTAATAAACGACATTGTAAAAAATGTCGACAGGATTTGGCTCCTTACAGGAACCCCAATGACCTCAAGACCAATTGATTATTATAACTTGTTAAGTTTGGTTGATTCTCCTGTGGCAAAAAATTGGATGGCATATGTCATCAGATATTGTCAAGGATATCAATTCAAAGTTGGTCCAAGAAAAGTTTGGAATGTAATGGGTGCATCGAATCTTGAAGAACTAAGAGACAGAACATCAGGTCTCACCCTAAGAAGACTCAAAGAAGATGTGTTGGACCTTCCCGATAAGATTATAACACCAGTATACTTAAGATTGAAATCCAAAGAGTATGAAGAAGTTATGGGTGAATATTATAATTGGTATGAAAAAAATCCTGAAGAATCCAAATCATTAACAGTTCAGTTCACAAAACTAACAAAGGTTCGTCAAATTATAGCCAACGAAAAAATTGCACAAACAATTGAACTAACCGAAAACATTTTAGAACAAGATAAGAAAGTTATCATATTCTGTAACTTCACAGAATCATTAAATAAAATTGTTGAACACTTCGGTAAAGCTGCAGTAAAGGTTGACGGCTCAATGTCTAAACCTGAAAGACAACATAGTGTTGATGAATTCCAAGATAATCCAAAGGTCAAGGTTTTTGTTGGTAACATCAAAGCCGCAGGTGTTGGACTTACACTAACCGCCGGTGAAGCAGTAGTAATGAACGACCTTTCATTTTTACCATCAGACCACGCCCAAGCAGAAGACCGAGCTTATAGATACGGTCAAAAAAATAATGTATTAGTTTACTACCCCATATTCGAGAACACAATCGAAGGAATTATCTACGACATATTGAATAATAAAAAACAAGTGATTGCCACGGTAATGGGGGACAATCAAAACAGTGGTGACGTTGCTGAAGAAATTTTAAAGAGAATTAATGAAATGCGTCATTAAATGAATTACGAGTTATTTATATGTAAGAATAACTCAAACTTATGAATAAGACAGAAGAGAAAATTCAACAACTTGAAAAACAATTACACGAAAACCACATTCAAGAAGAAAAAAAGTTGTTGATTAATGAAATGAAAAAAATTGGAATAGAAAAGTTACCTTATTCCTATTCAGCCCTGAAACAGTTTATTGATGCAGAAACAATGGATTTCCATTATAACAAACATTACAAAGGGTATGTGGATAAACTTAACGCAGCGTTATCAAAGAAAAAATACGGTGATTTAGAATTAGAACAAATCATCAAAACAATTAGCCGATTCGACAAAACAATTAGAAATAATGCAGGTGGTGCATTCAATCACGCATTATTTTGGAACATGTTAACACCACAACCGAAAAAGTTGACAGGTGAGTTATACAAAAAGATTGCAAAAGAATTTGGTAGTTTTCCAGAATTTAAGAAAAAATTTGAATCTGTAGCGAAAGATAGATTTGGTTCAGGATGGGTTTGGTTGGTTTTGACTGCAAAGAACGGTTTAAAAATTATGTCGACTCCAAACCAAGACAATCCTCTAATGAATGTAATTGAAGGTGGTGGGTTTCCACTTTTAGGATTGGACCTTTGGGAACACGCATATTATTTAAAATACAGAAACAAAAGAGACGAATATATTGCAAATTTTTGGAAAGTTGTCAATTGGGATTTCATATCCAAACTTTATGAGATGAAAACTCAAACAAAACTTTTAGAATCTGAAGGGTTTTCAAAGGTAATTTCTGAAGCGGCAGAGCCTAAATTTTGTTCTCCAAAAGAGGTTGCGTTTTATAATGAATTAATTAACAACAGGAAGATTAAAGATGTTTACCAAAATGGTATAACACACATCTTAAAAAAAGTATTCAGTCAATTTTGGGTTGATTCAACATCAAAAGAAATGTCAGGATTTTATGGAATAGAAACCAAAGAAGGTAGGTCTATGTTAAATAACTTGAACACGAATTTCAATGCGTTTTGTTTAATCGTAAAGGCGGTTAACAATCAAATTGAAGGATTAGGTCAAATGGATAAGTTGTTTGATTTTTCAAAACCTGAAAAGAGAAATTTAGAAGAGGTGAAAAGGTTCTTGAGAGCGTTGGAATATTTCAAGAGTGAAATTTTTACTAAAGAAAATAAAGACTTCATCAATATCATAAAAGTTTTGATGGCGTTGTGGAAAAGAGGACAGAAAAGTGAATCAAGTGCAACAAAAAAAATGGAATTATATTTTGGTAAAAATGCGAAAGTAATTCAAGTTGGTGGTCACGGTCAGAAAAAAGATGCATTCAAAGGAATCGACTTGATTGTTAAGTTAAATGGTAAAGAACATACTGCACAGGTTAAACCATATTCAACAATGTCTATTATTAAAGATAAAATAGAATTGTTAGATACTGGTAATGTAAAAAAATATGATACTGATTGGTTAATATTTGTTAATCAGAAAACAAATAAGATACTTATTTTCAAAAACAATCCATTAACGGATGAAAATCAATACTCATTTAATATAGATTCCCTGTTACATGAAATAGAATAAACAAAGATATATTTATATGATATGCCAGTAATACCAGAACCAGAAAGGTCGAAAATATATACCAGAATTAAACACCTATTAGGCGCCCCACTTAGAAGTGTGGAAGTTGAAGATGAGATGATGGATTCTCTGATGGAACTTGCAATCGGTGATTATGAAGAATATGTTCTTCAATGGTTAATTGATAGTCAGTGGGTCAACCTTGTTAATCTTAATATGACAGAAAAGTCTGTTGCTAGAGCCCTTGTTACAAGAACAATGGATTTCGAACAACAATTTGCATATTCATATTCTAAAATTGTTGGTCTTCAAACTACGGGTCCTTGGGTATTAAAACAAGATTATTTTATTTTAAGTGCAAACACTCAAAACTACGAAATACCTGCAGGTCGTGAAGTTAACGAACTTTTATGGTTCAGTAATCAACCATGGACGGCATTTGGTTTAGGTGGTGTTGGTGGATTCGGTTTCGGTGGTATTGGTTTAGGTGCTAATGAGGCGGGATATGCTCAAATGGGTTATCAAGGGTCTTACTTCATGATGTCAGGTTTTGATTACTTGATAAGAATGCAAGAAGCAAATATCTTAAATAGAATCCTTGGGGGTTCTTTAACTTATAGAATCACAGGATTACCTGATGGTAAAAGAAACGTTTTCCTTTACAACACACCTGGTGGTAGGTTTAATTGGAATAACTATAGTTTATATGCTGGTAAAGCTGTTTGGTATTGGTATTATGATGTAGGCACTGATGATAGAGCTAATTGTTTAAAGGCAAATCCAGATATCATTAAATTACCAACAGACGTCCCTATTGAAGACTTGACTTGGGAAGATTTAAATACACCAGGTAAACAATGGGTTAGAAGATGGTTCACCGCATATGTCAAAGAAACCTTGGCAAGAGTAAGGGGTAAGTATAGTGGGAATTTGAAAACACCTGACTCTGAAATCACCATGGATTATCAATCATTGTTAACCGAGGCTAAAGACGAAAAGTCTAAGTTACTTGAGGAACTTATTGGTGCTGAAGGATGGTTAACAAGACTTAGACCTGAAAAGGTAATGGAAAGAGAGGCATTAATTGCCGAGAACTTAAATAAACAAATGAAGTTCAGAGCAATGCCGAGACAAATATACGTAATATAATGGCAATTATTAAAACAATACCATCACAGAGAATTATCAACGGAATTACTCTAAAAACTTCCGAAATATCTACTGTGTCAGAAAGAGAATACTCAACAAACGGAGAAGCGTGTATCGTTGTAAGAGGTATCGATGAATCAACAATCGTGTTGGATTCAAGAACCACAGACCACGTAGTCGTTAAGGCTATGACAAGAACACTCGTAAAACCCGACATCGGAAAAATCGATGAGGATTACGATGAAATTCTTTTAGATAGATACGCTTGTGTTGAATTTAGATTCGTTGTTAATAATTGGTATATCTTATCATCAGACGGTCTCAAGAACTCTTAATTTCAGTTCCCAACCTTCTTCAGCTAAATCATACATGTAGTCAGGTTTTAGACCTCGTCTTTCCCAATAATTTAACTCCTGTTCAGTTACATCTAAAACATCTTTTTGTAAATCATCTTGGTCACCTTCACCTAATGGATGTCCATTAATTAATTCACATTGTGCTGTGGTGAATATACCTCTCTCTGCTGGGTCAGAAACAATTAAACCATTTCTAACTTCATCTTGGAATACAACCATCAAAGGTTCGATTCTTTTATTGAAAGTTGCAACCGCTCTTGGAACATTATAATCACCTGTCAAGTCAGGGTCTTTATCTAAGATATCTTTATCTAACATGTAACAGTTTACCATAACACCATCCGTGATTGGTTTTGCTTTGGGATTGTTGTGTAAGTTTAATGCGTTTGTATCTTTGATTTGTTTTGCAGTCATCTTCTGAACATCCCCTTGTGATGCCTTCGTTCCATTGTTAACATACATAATCACATCACCTAAGTTTACACCTAACCCTTCTTGTATTGCAAGTTCCATGTGAGCCATACGAGACATACTATTTCCTGCTTTGGTCTTAGTTGTCAATCTCTTTCTATATTCATCAAGAGTTAATTTAACTTTTGCTCTTTGGGCAATCTTACTTAATGGAACTTTCTTATCAAATATCTTCTGTAGATATTCGTAGTAATATTCGACGAACGACTTACCGTCACCTTGTAATAACATTTTGATTCCCTTATCCAAGAATTCTTCAATATACAAAGGTAGTTTCTTTGACTTAATGGAGTTGCCAGTCAATTTTATCTTTCCCTTGGCATCCATAACAGCGTAATTTTTTCTGGCAAGATTTATACAAGACGGCCATACACCATCGGTATCAAGAGCCATCTCACCTCTCATGAATATATCATTGTATTCTGCTACATCGGCTTCAGGCCCATAATACTCTTTACCCAATTTCACCTTCCAATTCAATCCACGACCAACATAAACTCTGTCTTTAGCATCGTCAGGGGTAGAGAAGTTCACACCATCCGTATCCATTACCAACGGAACATATCCTTTTGTCATAAAGAATCTAATCATCTGACGTAGATATTGTCTACCCGTGCAAGTGATTTGTTCTCCCATATACATGTCACCCCAAGCATAAACCTGAGGAGCTGACAACGCACCGAACATCGAGTTAATAAAGATTTTAATCGGTAATTGTTTATTACCATACGACGCTGACTTAGCAGGGTCTGTTGTATAATATTTTTCAGACAACTCTTTATACTTGATACGGGTGTCACGGAAATACTTTAACATTCCTTTCATCGCACCTGTCACATCACATTCAGGAAAAACATCATGCACAAGTTGAATAGAGGGGTATAGAGACGAGAAGTCGAGCTTGAGGACGTTCTTACTATAACCGACCTTAAGTAGTCGAGAAAGACCTCCTACGAAGTCTGTCTTCGATTGTTTGGCAGGAATAGCCAAACCATGTTTGTATGACCAAGCAAGCATCAACATTTTCCATAGAGTTGCAGTTCCCATCGTGGAAACTCTCTCATATGTTGTTGGAATCATCGCAGCAAGTAGGAACGAACCTTGGTTGAATTCCTTATCAACTTTCAAAGTCTCATCCAAGTCATCGTCAAGATATCTCTCAACAAGGTCATCCCCAGTAGTTTTTATGTATACCCCAGGAAACTTAACATCCAAATCTTGGTATTCAGTTGCCTTCTTATATTTTCCGTTCTGAACATTTAACCAATACTCTTCTTTGTTTCGATACATCTTACCAATATTCTCATGGTCAATATACACACGGTCAGGTTCTTCAGCGTTAATAAACTTTGTAATATATTTCAAACCTGCAGCCTTAATACTCGAGTTGATTGCCTGAGCTCTACGAACCGCATGAATAATATCGATTACATTATAACCCCAAATAGATGTCTGAACATATTCTTCCACCTCGTTGGCAAGTTTTAACATACTGTCTTTTCTTGTAAATGAATGTTGGGGGTGTAATGAACGACAAATTTTCTTTGGGTCAACTCCCAATATTTTACATCTTTCGAATATCCAGTGCCAGTCAAAGTTCGCAGAATTGTATCCACCAATAATGCTCGGCTTTATTTCATCAATCACTCTGAAGAACTCGATGATTGCAGTCTTCTCCTGAGACTCATCAAGACATTCAATTACTCGGTGGTATCCTTTATTGGTTTTGATTCCAATCATGAAAATACGACCATCCTTAGGGTCAAGGGCATCGGTTTCCAAGTCAAACACAAGTCTTGTGACTTGGTCATAATCTTCATAACCTTTAAATAGTCTTTTTTCTTTTGAAATGAGGTATTGTTCTACAGGAGGTAGAATCATTATTTTGTCCTTGGCTTTTTCACCCCAAGGGTCACAACCACCATCTCTAAAAAATTGAATTAACTCACGATATCCCTTTAAAGACTTTACCATATAGGTTAAACCTTTTTCAAGTCTTTCATTGTCCTGAGTCTCTAACTTGTCAATCATAATTCCGTATTTGGTCATCGCCTCTTTCTGAACCGCTTTGGAATCACCATAAAACTTTAACCCACGTAAATCACCAACCCACGCAAACGGAATGAATGTATCCTTACGGATTTCTTTTCCTTTACCAGGTGCCTCTTTGATTTTGTAAATTGAATTGGATGCGTAGTCAAACTCGATTGCGACTATAAATTCTTCAGGGTCGTTTCCATGTAGAAACGATTCTATCTCTTCGTTAGATATCATAATATATTTTTTAGAGTGGTCTATTAGCTTTCACAATATGTGAAATTTACCTTCTCCAATAAATATAAAAAATGTTGGGGATTAATCAAATTAACAACAAGCAGTTTCAGAAATAAAACTATCCTGAACATTAATATAAAGTTCTTCACGAATCGGTAGAATTAAATTACCCTCGTCATTCTTGATTAAAAATTGACCTTGATATCTACCAGGTGTGTTGGTATCTCTTGCCGTAAATTTGAAATAAATGTAGTATTCGGTTGGAGCTCCGTCCTCGGCCATTATCAATGCAACAATCTCAGCTGGTGCAGATACAATCTTAGGGATACCTGTTTCAACATCAATCATCGAAAAGAAAATTGTTGAAACTTCTAAGTCTTCCATTAACTGCAGATAACCCGCTCTACCATCTTTTACAACCTGCATTTTTAATACAGGGAGTGTTGCGTTTTTCTTGATATAAAATTCCATAACAATAAATATATTGTTATGACTCTTTGCGTATACTTCTGTCGTAATGTTCGAATCTATCGTGTTCTGTTGGTGTTAACAATAATAAACCTGAATACATTTTTCCCTTTTTTGTGAGTTGATACATATGACTCATCCAAGTTTGTTCGAATGGATGTGCCCAAGTTGTATCCAAAAACATTATTTGATTTCCTGTTCTTGATACTATTTGAGGCCAGTTGCAATAATAAATTTCACCTTTAGTATATGGAACACCTTTATGAGAATGAACCGATTTAAATACAGTTCTTGGAGCATTTGGGTCTAATCCCATTTGAGGTAACCTTGGTTTTTCAGGCCAAAATTCTACCCTAACACTTTGTGGAACATTATACCACGACCACTGAGTTCCATTATCACCAAAGAATTCAGAATAATTTAATTTTAAAAAATCGAAGTTTTCTTTTTTCATTATTTCTAATGACTTAGAATAAAGATTTGGAACGAATCTATTGAAACCATTTCTACAAACTCCGTCTTTGTTATAGAAAAACATGTCATCTTCAAAAAATAGATAGTAATCTAAATCACTTGAATCAAAATGTTCAGCAACCCATTGTCTTCCTCCACAAATACCTAAATTATCTTTTTTAATGTGTTCGAAACCGAATTCATTACAAATACTCAAATATTCCTCAGTGGTTGATAAGTCCGTAGAATTATCTAATAAAAACTTTTTAGTTTTCAAAATATAATCTTGGTCGTATGCCAACATTGAATCAATCAAGGTTTTGAATTGTTTTGGACTATTGAATCCAATAACATAAAGACCTACTTTATTTGTATCTAAATTAGATGCTCCTCTTGTAGGATTTTCAGACTTAACAACCAAAGTTTCATTTTTCAAATTTTCGAAAAACTTACTAATTAAACCGTTACCTTCAATTTCAAAATAATTTATCAAATCTGAATGTTTGTAACACATTATTGAAAAGATAGACTCTTCAGTTCCCATGTATCCATCATTCAAAGTCGAACTTAATAACCCATAATAAATTGAATTAATATCTGTGATGGTGTGTTTGGGTCCACCAAAAAATCCTCCTCGAGCAACTTTGTTAACTTTTTCTCCAGCAATTTCATTTAGAACGTGTGAATTAAATCCGTGTATTTCACTTGTTGCTTCATAAGGAAAACAAATAAATGAAAATTTAGAAATATACTTATGTAATTTGTCGAAAACTTTGTCATGAGTGAAATAGCCAGGATGAACCGTATTCGTAATACCACCATCAATCCAAAATAAATAATCGGAGTTAAATTGGTCCATTATCTTAGCGTCATGTAAAAGAAAAACTTTTGACATTACCAAAGGATTATAATTTTCGAGTCTAGCTTGGGTAGAATCTTTTAGCCAACCAACTTGATTAAACCAATCAGAATCTGTTCTTATCTTTTGAATTTTATCATAAAACTCACCCTTGAACCAAGAAACATCTCTAACAATAAATTGAGTGTTTTCTGAAGTTCTTTTTCTGAAAACAAGCTCTCTTAAACTTTCATCACCATAGATTATCATGTTTTCTTCAACATCTAATAATCTTTCGAATCTATCTAAATAATGTTGGTAAGGTCTTGACCATCCTTCAGATAGTTCACCTCTCCCGATATCCCAAATACCCGTTACTAAAGTTACTCCGTTCATATCTTATTTTTTAACTCGACAAGTCCAAGCAACATTTTCAAATGTTTCTTTATTATAAATCAGTAAATTATTTTTATCACTAGCCTCACTAATATCTGAATCTTGTATTTCATGCCAGTTCCAAACTTTTCCATTAATCTTAGATTCAAAAACTTCTTTGTTCTCAGCATAGTCATGAGCTAAAATAAAATCTCCCGATTTAATATGTTCAGATAAAACTTTAAATTCACCAATTTTCCAACCACCATCACATAACACAATCGTGATTCCATCTTGTTTAATAAAATCAATTACCTCAGATTTCACTGTGAAATTTGTAAAGTCAAAAACATCTTCAACCCTAACATCAACTCCCAAGTTGATGATGTCTTTATACCAAGGTCTTTCAGCAATATCATATGATAATATTTTGGTTGATAGTCCAAGGTTATCTAAACTTAGTTTCAAAAATTGTGTGAACCCACCCAAAGCGGTTCCAATTTCTAAAATTTGATTTGGTCTTACTTGTTTCAAAAACTCATAAAACACTTCATATGCACCATGAAATTGTTGTGCGGTATTACCTTTAAATGCCGATAAACTATCATTAGCATCTAAGTTTGTAAACTTTGTTATATTTTCTTGTATATTCATAATTAAAATCTTATGTGTAAATTTCCTGCTTTATCATGAAATTCGAAACAGCTAGGTAAAAGACCTCTAAAACTGTCCCAATCCCAATTCATTTCAGCCTCCAAGGCTGATACACCTATGTCAAAACCATCAGGATAGTTTCTGATATTATTGTGAATTGAATACCATAAAAACTCCTCCCACCTTCTTACAAAATATCTGAACTTCCAATTATTTCTGAAAACCATAAATTGTTCATTCACAACATGAGCGTTATCCCATTTGGTATGTTCAAAAACATGATAGTCGTATAATTTTCTATCAAAAAAACAGTGATTCATATTTTTTTTGTGTGCACCTATCATTGCTGGCCTTTCAAATAAAAAATCCAAATTGTTACTTTCCATATGATTAAACATATTGAATAACTTATCTTCACTAAAATTTTCGGTCATTCTCCAATCAGCATCGTTGTAAATAATATAATCATATCCTTTATCCAAACAATATTTTAAGGACAATACTTTTAAATTCAAATAAAATGCAAAACCAGGATTTCCATCATCATATCTATCTAATTTGAAAAGGTTTAAGTTTACTTTTGGTCCGACCTCACAAATTTCATTTGTAGTTATACTGAAATCTGCCGAGCATTTTTCACTGTATTTTGTATAACATTCAGATGCGTTCTTAAGATAAGAATCACCTACCGCTAAAGTTGTAAAAATATATTTCATTAAGCTTCTACTATTTTTTCTAAAAAATTAAGGGTGTAGTCAAAATCATAATAATCTGGTAATTTGTTGTTCACAAATATAGGAGACTCAATATAATGTTTATACAATGTTTCATTATTATCTATATCCTTAACCAAGGATAAAAAATCATTAAAATCAGTAAAGTCATGAAGATTAATAAAACTTTCAGGATTGAATCCCTCTTCCAAAATGTATTTATTTCCGAAGAAAATTGGTATTGAACCACTGAAAAATGCGTGATACATTTTTTCTTGTAAGATATAATCTGTATTAGTATAATGAATTGATATGTTAAATTTATATTTTTCGAATAACCCTATTTTCTCTCTGTATGTTAACCCATCAATTCTTCCAGTATATAAAGGATTCTGCCATTGATATTTGTTTAGAGTCTCATTACCGTGTAAAGTTTGTCTCCACGGACCGGAAGAACTAACCTGTTTGTATTCGGATAATTTATCAAACACCATACCTCTAAATTCATTGTTCGAAGCTTGTGTTACTGAACAAAATCCAACATTTCTTTTAGAAATTAAATCAAAATCTCTCTTCTGTGTCAACCAATTATGAGGAGAGTCAACCAATCTAGATTCATCATATAAAGTCCAAACGTCAAGAACACCAGAAGGCTGTCTCAAATAACGTTCATGTTCAAATTTATTATATCCCAAAGCCCATTGATTTTCATTTGAAAGTAATGGACTCCTAAAGTCCGCAACTTCTCCAGATATATAAATAAACTTTTTATTTTTATCTGACTGTCTATAGTCTGTTGGTAACTGACCAGTGTATGTATCAACTCGAGAAGCGTCGTAGTTTAAATCTGAATGTATAATAATATCAGGATTTATGGGGTCAACTACAACATTGTATTTTTTTGAAAGAACGAATTTGAAATAATTCATCCAACTATGTTGACCAATATTAGGAAATCCTTGTCTAGTAATTCTAACGGTTTTCATTTAAAATGTTTGTTAATTTTATTGTGTTTTCAGTGTGGGGTCCGTTGTCATGTATAATACACGCATTTAAACCAAAAAGAGAAACATTATTGTTATCAATTTGAACACTGTCTTTGGTGTCTAAAGTGCTAAAGAAAAAATCCCGTTCTTGGTCAATTACTATATCCTCGTGTAACAAATACTGAATTGACCACCTTCCTTGGTCATCAATTCCGGTTTGATGTTCTTTTTCAATAATGTCTTTCAAATGAAACACAATTTTATCTGTGTATCCGAAATACGTTCCTGAGTTTAAATACTTACTATCATTAATCGCTCGTTTTTTATCGTATAAATGAGTGAAGTTTGTCGGTGGCCACAAACCTTTCTCGGCACCCATCACAATATTACATTCTAAATTTTGAAATCTCTCTATAATTCCATTTGGAGATTTTAAAAAATTAGTATCAGTTGCATCTAAAAATAAAATATACTCATATTTTCCTAAGATATGAGATTCAACATATTCTAAAACTTTAACTGTTTTGTAAAAAAATAGTTTATCATAGTAAGAACCATCATTAATTAATCCTGAATTCCTTACAATGTGAATATCTTCCTTGTCAAAATACTTAAGAGCATTTTTGTAAAAAGTTGGTTCATAATAGTCAGGATAATCAAATAGTGCCGTTATTAGTGCAATTTGTTTCATTTTAGTTATTTGTAATTTGTTTATAAAATTCTTTTATCAATTCATCATCACTATGAAAAATATTATCTTGCGCAAAAAATTTGAAAGGAATTTTATCTTCCCAAAATATAACAAGTTCTTTTCCCAAATTATTTTTTAATATTTCGTCTGATTCATCAAAAACCTCAAGAAAAGGATATTTTGGGTAGATACAAACTATATTATCTTTCATATCTATAATTTGTTTGTGGTGTGCATTACCCCTATATTTATTATTCCACAAAAAAGATAGTTCATCAAATTTAGATGGGACTGCTATATAACCTCTCTTAGATATTTTTGGTAATAATTCCAATAAGTCCGTTGGAGTTATAACGTCTTCCAAAGTATGTGAACAAATACTATAATCAAACTTACCATTTATCCCCACATAAGTTAACAAGTCGGACCATGTTTCCTTATTTTGAATGTTAAAATCAAAAAATTTTACACCTTCTTTTTCAATTTTTACAATGTCCGCAACAAATTTACATTCGGGGTAAGACCAAAATTGTAGGGAGGCTCCAATGTCAAT